GACAGTTTGTGTTACCGCACTGTCCAAGCGGTTAATGTCAATTACTTATCCGAATCTAAGCGCTGATGAAGATAACTCCAGCTTCTGGACGGATAATCTTTAGCCCATATCTCATAGACATGTAGCTGCCAGTTATCCCGAAACCGGGGTTTGCTTCTTCAACGGTAAGACCACGTCTCTCAACGTAAGCCACTGGTTTGATAGACATATCGAAAACACCGAATCTTGAAGCAGGGATGTAAGCGTTAACCACGACATTCAAGCCGTAAAGTTGTCCTACAACCGCGTTCTTCGAAACTGCGTTTACGTAATCCAAACCACCTTTGGGTGAGGCACCGGCTGTTGCCATGCCTGCGAAAGGTAGTGTGAAGTCTGCCATATTCAATAGTGTCTTATAGTGAGACGGGGAAATTAGAACTGTGTCTGCATTAAGTCCCTTAGCACCCAATAGTTCAATAGCCTTGGTCAAATCTGCCAAACCTAATTCACCATCAGTAGCACTAGCCGCGCCAGAAGTGGCTTGGTAGTGGTTGCCTAGAGCGACTAGTTCTGCTTCGGTATAAATACCGTACTCGACTAGTCTCTGTTCCTGTCCTGATGCCAAATTCGCTTGGAGGGGGGTTGCACCCAAAAATCCACCGTGCGGGTTGTCATCAAAGTCAAGAATGACTGCTTCGGTTGTTGCGGCCACTATTGGCGCGGTACCGGCTGTTATACCTGTTCCGAGCGTAGCGTCGTTCAAACCGAATACACACTTAATAAAGTGTTCCGTAATGTGACGTGCGACTGCTCTGCGAGCCTCGTTAAGAGCCATTTCCATTTCTGAAAACCTTGAGTCTTCCATCATCCTACGTGTTACTCCGACTGCAATACCCCATTCCTTCACATTGATACGCTCTGAGCGTAGGTCAGTGTGCTGGTATGCGGGCGTTGCGCCTTCTTCTAATTGTTCCAGCTTCATGCTGGGCTTTCCGAATGTAATATCAACGTCTCCACCTGTTTCAGTTGTATAACTCTCCGCGAACATCTGGATTACGGGCATATCGGTGACTCTGTAGTCAGCGATTGCGTCTTTGTAATCTATTAGTACGCGATTAGCTACGCTTGAAAGTTGTGAAGATGCAATACCTAAATTTGCTGTTACCATATTTTATCTCCTTACTTCAACATACACTTGGTTAAACCAGTGGTTGTCGTTACTTCCAGTGTCATAGCTACAACTCTGTTAACATTGCCGCTAGACCACTCATCGAGTTGTCCTGCTACGGTATCAATCATCAAAGCTACACCAGCCGTTTCATCTGTACATTGTACGTAGCAGATTACTCCACTACCGGTAACGGCAGAACACATATCGCCTGATGCTGCATCTGTTAATGCAACCCCAAGAATAGGATGTTCATCATTTGTAGCTAATAGACAAGTCATGTCAGCAGCTGTGGAAGGTTTTAAAACTTCTCCTGCCGATATAGCTTCTCCAGCTTTGAAGTTGATAATTCGTGCGGGGGCTCCCCCGTCATTGACTAGTATTCCTTTTACTGTTGCCATATTTAATCACCTTTTTCTTCTGTTTCCAGCCCTTTGAATACAATCTTTCCGTCTTCCATCGCAAACATGCGGTGGGTCTCGTCAGATTCTCCAACTGGCTTCTCTTCAACATCGTGGGCCTTGCCCTTACCGAAAGTACGTTCTGTCTCTTCTGGGACAGGCATACTTTCCATAGCGATGCTGAATCCTTCTAGCTTAATCTCGTCCCATGCTGATAACTCGGTAGTCCGTGCTTCAACACTCTCGTCATTTACCTTTCCAAGGAGGGTTTCTTTATTGATAATTGAGTCAATAAAACTGGAAACGCGTGCTTTTGCAAGTGTTACGTTCCTTGTTTCTTCGGCCTCCTCAAACTTGGTAATAGTTGCGAGAGCGTCTTCATACTTCGTATTGAGCTCTGCTTGGGCTGATTCCATTTCTGAGATTGTACTCTTCATGGAAGCGAATTCACGCTCCACGATAGGGTTTGTCTTCTCAGTCTCTTTAACTGTTTCTTCAGCCATAGTTATTTCCTCGCTAGTTGACCCGTTTGTTTCACAGGTACAAGCTTTGTCATGGTCACTTCCGCAACCACAATCTGTTTTCATTTCATGTTCATCGCATTTCTTTCCGATTGTACATGCGTCACAAACCGGTGTACGAGTTTCGTTATCAATGAAACTCACCTCGATTGGACGAATATCTGTAGCGAATGATTCTCCCATGACATCTAAGTCATTGGAAAGCCAGTCGATACTTACGTGCGTCATATCGCCGTTTTCTATTTTCTCTAACACTTCATTTGCCTTTGCCGCATCCTTATGGATACGAGCCAAGAGCTTCACCGCCTTTAAACCATCATCCAGCTCTACGTATTCTGGGTTGACAGCTATACCTAACAAATCGTCAGGTGTTCGCTGATGGTTGTAGTAAACCGGAAGCTCGTTGAAAGCTTCTATATTATTATGTAATGTATTGGGTTCTATATAAACCTTTTGGTCGCCATCCGCATCATGCATACCAGATGTAATAGCGTATACGGGGAATTCATAACAGTCATCTTTGGTATCTAAGTCTCCAATTTCCAACGCAAAAGAGCGCTGAATTTCTTTTTTGGTGCCCTCGGAAGCAAAACTTCTTGCGTCGAAGGTTCCTTCATCTACCCTTATACGGCACATATCTGCTGCTATTTTCTGGTAGTTATCAAAGCCCCTCTTCTTAAGCTTGAGCCCTGCATCTATTAGACAATTTTCGTATAGATATTCATCAATGCTCAACTTTTTGTCTTCTGTCATTTTTCCCTATCCCCTGTTTTGTTTGCAGCTGGTTTGTTACCAGCTCTGTTTTCGGTCCTCTTGGACTCTTCTTTCTTATCTTGGTTTTTTCCACCAGAGACGTTTACATTCGGTTCTGTGTCCTGTATCTCTGTCACGCCGTCTGGATTCAGACCACGTTCCATCCTTACTTCACCGGGCGAAAGAACTCCCTCAGAAAGGTATACCATATCTGTCTTTGCTTTCACAAAGGCATCGTTAACATTAATTTGCCTGAACTTAAATCGGGCATTACCACTTTCTAATTGTGGCATCAACTGGGAATTTATAGCTGCCTCTACAGCAGACTGTAAATGTTTAACGTAGGGTTCGAAAATGGGCCTTGCCTGTTCGGGCTTCTCCCACATCGTTATAGGTACTTTCAATGCTATATGTATCTTCTTAAGGATGTCGTCTGTATACTTTCCATACTCAAACGCGCGTTGTGTACCCTGCATCTCCTTAACTACTATATCATTACCATGAATAATATCCTCGCCGGGTTCTAGGGAATTAAAGGCTGATAATACTTCATTAATCTTGTCAGCATTATAAGGCATATCGGGGAGTCCACAGCTAATATCAAAGCGACTATTAGCGTATTTGTTGAGAGCAGCTCCGATATCCCGTTCTGCATAATCTTTAAGGTCAACCAGATACAGAATTGGATGGATGTCAGATAAACCATAAGCATAATCATCGAATGAGTTGTTTTTGAATTCAACAATCTCATTATCTTCAAACCTAACTGATTCTTTGTCATCTCCTAAATCCTGATAATAGTACATTATCTGACCATTATCGTCTCTTTGTACATACATATTAATAGAAGACCTTAAAACTAAGTTGTCTCCGGTCCATTCCATATATGATGTACCAAAAATCCTTCCATTCCTTAACCAACCATATAAAATCTGGTCTAAGTTAATCTCGTCAAACATTAAAGTGATGGCATCTCGTTCTACGTCATTATCTGTCACAATGTCAAAGCCGTCTTTTGCAGCATATAAGCAAGGCAGGTCAATCAACGTTCTTACGATTGGGTCCGCTAGGTACACATTCATGTACGTTTTTGCGTCACCTATCTGCGGTTCATGACTTGCTGAACCAAACATTCCCGTATTTTGCTGTAGCTGGATGCGTCGAATAACGCCCTCACCGTAGCTGCGCGGGTCATCCTTAGAATAAGGAGGGTTGATACCTTTAGTTGCAAACTGGCGCCTGTTCCAAGGCAAATAATCACGTAGAGCCATGGCTATCTTATACTAGTATATAAACCGAGTATATAAAGGTTTCGCTCATAAACCGCCCGGTATATGTTTGTTTACCCTATTCTTAACTCCTCCGGTCTTAAAAACCGCAGGTATACTACCTGTTCTGTTCATTCTAGGGGTAGGAGTGCTTAATTGCACACTAGCAAAAGTAGCACTAGCGGGCATCATAGATAAGGCAGCATGTATTCCCATGACTGAACTATCACAATAATCATCGTGTTTGCCATCTGGAGCAGCTATTCTTTCTGTTTTATTGGCTGCATCCATAACATATTCCAACTCTATATGCTCTCTTAGCCATTTATTAACTACCTTCGCTTCCTCTGGTGGTAATCCTTCAGGGTGTGGTATTTTGACCAGCCCTTGTTGGATGTACGAAACATAATCCCTATATGCTTGGGTTTTCGTACCTTTTGGACCACCAGTAAAAATGAAGGGTATAAAGTGCATACCTTCTTCGTAGCATCCTTTTCTTATGTCCTGTTCAATCGCACCACCAATACCAGTAGCGTCAATAATAACACGCTCGGCACTAAAATCTCTAGCAGTGTCCATGATACGCCTACGTTGATATGGAATGTCATGTCCGCCAGTTCTAGGATTGATTTCTTCCAAGCATATAAGACGTGCAATATTTCCTTCGTCGGATTTTTCGGTACTCCATACACTGATAACAGTGCTATTAATAGATTTACCGATGTCAACAGCAACGCTACAATTAGGATAAGGCGTTCCTCTTTCGGCGAAGGTGTGTCCTCGAACTCTGCACCTCTTGAGCGCTTCCGCGTTAAAGATTTGTGAGACTGATTCGACGAATTCGCATTCATATTCTGTCCTCCAATATATCGAGTCTTCTCCCCACTCCGTCATCTTGTCAAGCATTTCTTCTTCGGTATATGGAGCAGTATAAGCTCTACCACACTTTATAGCGTCTCTCCAACTGAATACCATCCTTTCAAACGTATCTGCATATGCATCATCATAAAGATAGCGATACATATGATTTTCTTTACTTTTCGGGGTACCCAAGTTTATAAAGGGTGCCTTATTCGCTATGATACAGGGCTCTACATTGTCAATAAATAACCTATCATCAATCAAAGGACTCTCATCTATAATTAAGAACGTCGGGTGCTGGCCTCGTATAGCCTGACCCTGATTGGATGGAGCCATAGGAGCTCTGCGTAATATAGTCCCACCTTTCATAGTAATGTTTGGTTTGTTATGGAACCTGTAAGATTTAACTAAGCTACTAAGAAAAGCATTATCAGAGAAATGTCTATACACATAGTTAAATATAAGTGCGGCTTGGTCCTCGCTAGGTGCAAGCACAAAGACTAAATCTCTAAAGCGCTTAAAAAACATATACACAGTTGCAGCTACCGAAAGGGCATAGGACTTGCCACA